GTTTGATTGCTTTATGAAGCCATGAAAGGGTTGATCCCTTGTTTCTATCTACCAATCCAGAGGTACAATATGTAACTGAATCTTTAGTTAGTTTGATTCCCTTAGATGGAGCAGAACCATACTGATTACTTCCACCAGGAGTATAGATGAAATACTCTTCTAGTTCCGGGAAATCGTATGATGCTGGATTATCTCTGTCAGATCTAGCCAATCCATCATTTCTGGTTTTCTTGACCTGACGAACATACTTCATCTTCGCAGAATCAATATATCTTAGTTCTTGAATACCATCTTGAGGATTCTTTTGGTCGATTACTTTGTTATAGTAGAGTCTTCCATCGATATACCAGTTACGGAAGATCTCGTGAGCCTTTTTATCAAAGTCCAAAAGTTCTAGGATATACTTGAACTCTTCTCTTACTTTCTTTTTGATACCATCACTGGCGTTCAAGTTTGATAGTTCAATCGATACAGGACTATCGTTTGTGTCAGCAACAATTGCTTCGTTTACAATGTCTTCGATTGCACTATCACATTCTGGATACAGAGCCATAGATCTGTATCGTCTGATAAGTTCGTTTTCGTTACGATAAACGCCCTCAATATCTACATATGAACCAAAAAACCCACTGCTGATGTAGCTCTCGTTCCCATCGTTTTTATTCGGTGGGACCGGAGATATTACACCAGGTGGGTTTTTTTCGTTATCTTCAATTGAGAATCCAAATAGTCTCGCCATTTTATAGGTAACTAGTAACTTCCGTTGTTAGTTATTTATGACGAGATTATTGTTGGATTATTGGATGGTTCCTGCGGCCTCATCAGAGGAAGCGGATTCTTCACCTTCACCAATAGAGAAGTACTGAACCTGGAAGGTTACTGAGAACTCTTCTACCACATTGGTTGATTCGTAATTCACGTCGATAGCTGATACATTGGAAGGCCAGATATCGTAGAACTTATATGTTCTTAGAATGGATGTTGATCCACCATCATTGGTTTCTGAGAATTTCTCAAAACCACGACCCAGTTGCTTCACATAAGCGTTGGTCATATATGAACCGGGGTTAGTAACACCAGTTGCGTCATTGAGTTTGGATAGTTTGTTCATCCAACCTTCGAAAGCTGATCTGAGACCAAAGTCCTCATCATTGATGATAGTAACGGTCCAAGGATCGAATGTTCTGTCTCCAGCGACCTTCAGTGTTCTGCCTCTGAAAGCAACAGGAACTTCTGCTACAGTAGAAGCAGGAAGTTGAGCTGCCTTACATAGAAACTTAAACTTCAATGAAGTGTCATTGTCATCATTACTCTGTCCACCAGTCCAGAATTCCTCAGCGGCTCCTGGAAATGAAGGAAGAGAAACCTCAAAGAGGTTGGCGCGGGCGCCACCGCCCGCTAATCGTGATTTAAACTGTGAGAGTGTTTTTGTGTCTGCCATTGTTAGGGTTCCTCAGTGTTATTTGTTAGTATATCAAACAGTACCAACAACTTCTTCAAACGAGACACCTGTTCTGGTGGCTACGAATGTCAGAGTGACGTAGTTGATAGACTTGGTTGGTTTTAAGTAGATATCAGCAATGAATTCATTGTTGTCAATGATATCAGGAGTGTTGTTTGTTTCATCACATACCACAAGGAAACCATAAAGTCCTCTCTTAGCCTCAACATCTCTCAAATAAGGTTCGACAATGTTCACAAAGTTTGATCTCGTGATTGAATCATTGAGTTCAAATAGTTGTGAATTAGCTGCCCCTTCAAGAGCTTGTTCAACTGTCAGGAACAGTCTTCTTACGTTGATTCTATCGAATGCCGAAGCGTAACCCAATCCTGTCTTATCACCAAACAGGAGAACACCAGATCCTCTTTGGTTAACAATTGAGTTAATTCTTGATCCATACAATACATCTCTATGAGACTTATTAGGATTGTAGGCCAACTTAATAGCGTTATTTAGAACACCTCTTTGAAGACCAGCTGGTGAGAACCAAGGATAAGCCTCAATAGAAGTTCTAACCATCAAACCAGCAACATCTGAGTTACAGGGAAGATAACGGAACTCGTTATTGAATCTATCGTAGGTGTACTTCCAACCAGAATCAAATACAACATAGGAAGAGGAACTCAGTGAAGAGTAGAATCTCAGGATGTTGTCAGTTTGTGTGTCGGGGTTGTTGACATTAACAACGTTGGCTCTATGAGGTGAAAGAGTAGCCATACAATCCTTTCTTGACTCAGCTATTGAGATCAAGAGGTTTGCTTTAGCTTGTGACTCAGACTCAACCAGAAGTCCAGGGCCCATGATTAAGTAGTCAATAGCGATCTCGTCTCTGTTAGAGAAGAGTCTATATGAAATATTGAGATCACCAAGTGAAGCGGCCATTCCACCACCAGCTTGATAATCAATACCACCACCAAGGGTGTAAGTTACATTACCCAGTGCTGAGAATTCAACACCTTGAGCTTCTTGTCCCCAGATACCTTCACCAATTGTGTTAGGTACATAACTATCAGAGAAACCAATAGCCTTAGGTGAAGTACCGTGGTATTCATCAATTGATTGTGAAGTATTATATCCAGAGTAGATGTACTTGGAGTTCAGTGCTAGGTAATCCTTGTAGTAAGTTCTAGTAGGATTGTCTGCATCAGCTGTAGCGTCAGCCGCTTTAGACAGATTGAGGAACTTCTCAAGAAGATTACCCTGAATACCAGAAATTGTACCTCTGTCATCTACAACAACAATGTGAATTGCGTCGTTACGACCACTTCTAGAAGCAGAATAGTTAGAGTCTACAGGCTTAGGTGCCAAAGACTTCCAATAAATGATTGAGTTACTTAAACCCAGTGTTTGTTGCTCATACCAGTCATCTTCCGAAACAACTGTTGATACCGATCCGTTACCAGTTGAAATACCAGTGTTGTCAACGAAAGTAAGGTTATCATTCAGTTCGATTGATTGAGCTGGGTTTGACTGTTGGTAGTTCAGTTTAGTTTCAGTACCACCAGAGGAAACTCTAGATACAATCTTAACATCGATGGTGGAGTTACCATTGAGTGCATCCGTAGAAACACCAGTAATGATTCCATTCAGGTAACCATCGAATACTGTAGTAGTACCAGCACCAGGGATAACAATAGAAGACAGAGCAGATGTAATACCGTGGCCAACAATAGCACCAGCAGCACCAGGGTTAACTGTGTTAATACCTAGTCTTTGGTCAGCTGCGTTATCGATCGTACAAACCTTCATCTCACTACCCCATGAACCGGGGTTCTTAGCTGCGTAGATGAAAGTGTTGTCGTTGAGATGATTTTCTTCAAAATCATCATAGTTGTCAATTCTTAGAACAGAGGTTGAAGCAATACCTACACCAGCATTAGCATTGGTCAGGTCTCCTCCACCAGTTCTAATAACCTTGACGATACCACCATAGCTCAAAAATGAGCTAGCAGACATCCAATACTCATACTGTCTATCAGTCGAAAGTGGTTTACCGAACGTGTTGATGAGCTCTTGCTCAGTCTCGATAGTAATAGCTTCGTTAACGGGGCCCAGTGAAAAGGGACCAGCTATAGCGCCAATATTATCAAGAACATTTTCAGATCTTCCTACTGTTAAATCAACTTCCCTGATTAATACACCAGGAGATAATTGAGGAGTAGCCATTTGTTTCTCCTTAGTTCTCATTTATACCTGAAAATATTTAGGTAAAACAGTTATTTAACTGGGTAAACAATGGGTAAACACCACTACCAATCAGGATATATCCAATCTGGAGACATATTCCTTTTTCTTCTATTTTTTATAATTCTTTTTACACTACAAGACTTACACTCATAAGAGTATGAGGATGGATTTATTCCCTTCCCTTTTTTATAGAATCCATCAATTAAGTTTTTAGTTATACCACAAGTTCTACACTTTCTATCTGATAAAAATAGTGGACCTAGGGTTATTTGGTCATCAATATTCATTACCAAGAATTCCACATATAATCCATACCACCACCAGTGGTC